GTGGCAAACACATTAAAAATGCCTTTACCTATAGACTATGTTAACTATGTTAAGTTAGCTAGAGTTGGAGAAGATGGTATACAAAGACCGTTATATCCAACTGGTAAAACATCAAACCCGTTTGCTGTAATGCAACTCGCGAATGGTTTTGGTGTTGAAGACGCAAATTACGGGCCACTTGGGGCTATGCTCGCTGCTCCTCCTGGTTATTTAGGTAATCAAACTAATTCCGAGGGTTGGAATGAAAGTAATTCATGGCAAAATTATTCTAGCCAAGCTAGCGGCACTGATACAAACGTTAATAATAACACCGAGGTTGAGATTGATAATTATGGTAGAAGATATGGGTTAGACCCTCAGCACGCTCAATCTAATGGTACTTTTTTTATAGATACTAAAACTGGATTTATACATTTTAGTTCAGGTTTAGCTGGTCAAACAATTGTGTTAAATTACGTAAGTGATGGCTTAGGTACGGATGATGAAATGGTTGTACACAAGTTTTGTGAGGAAGCTGTTTATAAGTGGATATCTTATGGTGTGTTAGCCACTAAGTCAAACATACCAGAATATATAGTACAAAGGTACAAAAAAGAAAAGTTTGCTGAAACCAGAAAAGCAAAAATTAGATTATCTAATATTAAAATAGAAGAATTTACTCAAGTTATCAAGGGCTTAAGCAAACCAATAAAATAATATTATGTCAGAAATAAAACGTAATTTCACGGGTGGAAAAATGAACAAAGACCTTGATGAAAGGCTTGTTAAAAATGGTGAATACAGACATGCGGTTAACATCCAAGTTAGAACAACCGATAACTCAGGTGGCAACAACAGTGACTCAGTTTCTTTTGCTGATGCTGTTGGTAATGCCGGCTCAGCTCAGAATATACAAGGAAATAAAAATGTAGGTGAGTCGTGGAATCAAGAATGGATGGAAGGTAATCCATACGGTATAGGAGCTACTAGTAATTTAGATGGTACTGTTAATACCACAGCAACTGAAACATTTCACCAAAGATGCATAGCTAGTATAGCTGATGAAAAAAAAGATAAGTCATATTTCTTTTTTAGCGCTATACCATTTGAATCTGGAAGTTGGATA